TAATAGACTTCCTTGCTGTCCGTTAGTCATTACTCCACTTGAATAAGTTGGATGATTTAATACTTTACTATTAGAGATTATGTTTGTATAGTCTTGACCATTAACAACAAGCTTACCACTTCCATTTAAGGCATCTATTCCGTCTTCTCTTAAAAGTTGTATTGCATCTAGAATGTCTTTAACAGGGTCTCTGTTAGCTACTGTCAATGAATCCCATTCACTACCTATTGTTACTGAGTGAGTATTACCATAACCAGTTGTTACTGTAGCTGCTGCATCGTGTATTGCTTTGTCAATTTGATAAATTATTTTTCTTCCAATTCTATAAATCTTTCTTTGTAACATTGGCACTGTTGCATATTGTCCAGCTTCCATAGAAATCATTGATGTTGCTGCGTATTTCTCAATAACAGAACTTACCTTTGTTTCTGTAACATCAACATAAGGGAAAGGTGCGAACTCTGGTACTCCTCCAATAGGAGAGTATGTTCCGCCGTCTGTGCTGTCGTCATTTGTTTCTCTAAAATATGATTCTGTATAAGAACTAGAACTATCAACTGCACACATAGCTTTCCATTTTTCTTCAACTTTAACTACAGCCTTAACTGCTGCATCTATATATTCTTTCCTTAAGTCAGCTTCTCTTTCAGTATCTGCCATTTTATACTAAGCTCCCAACTTCAACGATGCAAGTTCCGCCACCGCCTCCGATTGCGTTTCTAGCTTTACCAATAATGCTTCCAACGATTGTATCTGCTTCTGTTGCTACAGCTATTGAATCTGCTCCTGCAATAGAGACTGCATTTCCTACTGGGATAACTGCTGCGGTTGTAGTCATAGACCAAACCCCATTCATAGCAACTGTTAATTCAGTAACTCCATCACTAGCAGTTTTCTCAACCCAACAAACTCCTCCAAAAGGGTCAGAATCAGCTGCACTTACAACGACTGTATTAGCATCTTCAAGTTTCATTATAGTTCCAATAGGCACAGCAGTGCCATCAGCTATAACTCTTCTCATAAAAATAGTTGGTGCCTCAATAATTGTAGCGACTGTCATAATAAAAAGTAAATAAATAAAGTATATAAATGTTTGTGTTATTCGGTGTACCGATTATTTTTTAAAGGAATTGATTTTTGCCCTTACAGATGATAGAACTAGATCCCCTTCTTCTATTCCATCTTCGGCAAGAGTCTTATTCTTTTTGTTTATTTCAATTCCTTCTAGAAGTTTCTTCTCTAAGGCTTGCCAATCTTTTTTATTCATTTGCCTTTTTAATGTCGTTTTCCAATGCAGTACCTTTAAAGAACTCAGCAGCACCTTCAACCTTCTTAACTTCTGGTGTCTTCTCTTCCTCTTGACCAGCGTCTGTTCCTCCACCTAACTTCATCTTATTATAACTTTGCTCTCTTGCAAGTCTTTCTTCTTGAGACGCTTTTGTGGCTTCCTCCATCCTTTTAGACGCAAGGTTGGTGTCGTCAATGAGAGTATTTTCTTTAGGCTGATTCCCCTCTCCAGCTCCTTCTGGTGCTGACTCTTTACTTTCTTGTCCATTTGTTTCTTCCATATTAAAACCTCCTTACAATTATTTGAACTTAATTGGGTTTGGGATTGTAACGCCTATCGCTAACGCTATAACAATTAGAACGCTCTTTAGGAGAGTGCCGTTGATACCTTGCGAAAGGGCAAAACATTCGAGAACGGTTAGGCATACTAAGCCTATGCACACGATTCTCCAATCCACTTTTTTTTTAGTTACCATTATGAATACGCAAATATTAAAATTTTACCTATGATATAAGTTATAATCATAAAATCTCTAAATTTTTCTATTTTCATCTTAATTCGTCCGCAGCCATTTCTGCGTCAACAACAGCCTGGGCTTGTTCAAAAGTTTCTCCAGACAATATTGAGTTTCTTGCGTCTCCTAATCTATTTAATGTCCTACCAGAATTAGTAAATATTACCTCTACATCTTCTGGGCTATTTTGCATTACAGGGCTCTGAATAATTAAAAGTTTAATTCTACTCTCTGCATTTCTTATATTTTCCTCTGCGTCTGCTATAAGGTCTAAATACTCCTCTCTCTTAATTGGTGTTCTCGCCGCAGCCATACGCCAATCTCTAATTTGTGCTCCTATCCCTGTAATCTTAGAATTTAAAGAGTTAATTCTACTTGCTGGAATTGTCGTAATAGGTATTTTCCCTGTAACCTTACCAATAACAGGAAGAGCTGCCCACGAAATAGCAAATGCTCCTACGTCTGCTTTACCTGATTTTAATACTTCTATATCTCTTTCGTTTAATTCTAAAGATAAAAGTATTTTTACATTAGGGTCGCTTGTTACTTGGTCTGGGCTAAGTCCATTTTCTAACATATAGTCTGTCATACTTAAAATTGTCTTAGCTGTCTCTGGGTCTTTTAATGATTTTAAATAACCTGCTCCAACAACAGCCTGTCCAAAAGGAGTTTGAACTATACTCTCAGTAATTCCCACGTCTTCCTTTGTGAATTTTCCAACAGTTGTTTCTTCTAAAGGTCTTGCTCCAGGAATAGGTGTCTCTAATATTTGCTGCTGCACTTCTTCTTCTTTTTTTGCTTCTTCTCCCTCTTTTTGTTGTGCTTCCAATATTGGAATTTCTGCTTGTCTTGCTGTTCTCTCTGCTCCTGCTTGGCTTTGTCCTTGTGCTTTTAATTTATTAATTTCCTTTTCTCTTGCTCCTGTTTCGGCTCTTGCTTGTGCTCTCTTCTTAGCTTCTTCGTCATCTTTAGGTTTATCCAAATAACCAACCCTTGTAACTTTTCTCGCCATTATTCAGCCTCCATATTTATAGCAGTTTCTTTAGGTTGAAAACTTGTCTGCCCTGTATTTTTAGTTTCGTCTTCTTGAACATTAGGTAGTAGTGATGGTTGCTCTCCAAAGATTACCTTTATAGCTAATTGAGCCCATAGGTCATCTTCTAATAGTTTTCTCTCTCTTGTATAAACAGGGTCGAAAGAAACTAGCCCAACCTTACTTCCTGCCTCTGTTGTTCCCTCTGCTGTTACACTAATCTTAGGAACTCCTGTAACCTTGTAAAGCATATCTTCATTATATCTTATCCAAGCCAAAAAGGCTTCAACAGGTGGTAAAGTTAAATCTTCAAACCTATTATCCCCAGCTTTACCAGGTAATATTAAAACATCTTTACTTTTTATGCCTTCTTTATATTGTGTCTTTAATGTTGTTAATGTTTCTGTGTCTTGAACATCGACATACAAAATTCTTATTGTGCTTCTATGCGAAATACGTCTCCAATCTTCCATAGCTTCTTGCCTTGCATCTATACACCATTTAACAGCGTTAAGGTCTGCTGTTCCGTGTATCTCATTAACCATTCTATTATTACATAAATGTAAAACTTCGTCTGTTCTAAGTTTTTTATATTCTCCATCGCTTTGTCTGTAATCATATCTTTTAATAAGTCCATCTGGTCCAGCAACAATTCTCATTCTCTGTGGAGATAACTTTTTTAAATTAATTAAAGTTCCGTTGTCGTTTCTTATAATCTGAGCAAAGGAATCTCCCAAAGCTCTTTTAATTAAAATCATATCATCCATTATACTTTGGAAACTATCCTCTCCCCAACCTGTTATGTTCTCTAAAATAAATTTATCCTTTGTGCTTTCTGTTGTCCAACCCTTTCCAATAGTCCAAGTTACTAAGGTCATTAGAATTTGTCGCCATTCTGGAATAGTTCTTAAATAATTTAAATCTCTTACAGCGTTTGGAAAAGTCCAATAGTTTTCCTTTTGAGGTCCAGCCTCATCTGTCTGTGTATCACTTACCTCAAATTCATCAACATTCCCAGCTAGGTCTGTTGTTGTTGCTTTGTTTAAATCTAATTCTCCCATTTTATTTTTATCTTAACCCCAATAAATATGGAATTTGGAATGTTAATTGTGTATTGTCCGCGTCTTGTATTAATTTAATAGCTATACCTGAAGAAATTGCTATATTGTTTTCTGTTGCACTATCCTTATCTCCGTGTGGAGAATGTGCAAATCCTCCCAATAATCTGTTATTTGTAGTATCCATATATATTTTAATTGTAAATCTAAGTATATCATCTTTTTGAAATGTTTGTGATGTTGCTATATCTATCTCTCCAGCCATTTGTTTTGAGTATGTGTCTAATTGAGATAGTTGTCCGTCTGTGATGGTTAGTGTTTGCGTTTGGAAATCTCCTAAAGCTGTTGGAGTTCCAGCCCTTACTCTTTCCATATGAACTGTTGCATAAAGAGTTCCAGCATTGGTAGAGGTTGAGCTGTTGCAATATATGCCCAAAGTTATTCCAACCTTAACTCTTCCTTTAATTCTTTTTTGTTCTGTAAATGTTAAATCAAAATCTTTATCCAAAGACGGAAGTCCCTCTGTCATACTTCCAGTAGCAACATAATTTGACTGAACAGATGAGTTTCTTGTTAGAATAAAAGTTTCTGTTGTGTTGTCCAGCATAGACGCCCCATAGTAAGTTATTATCCCTGTTCCTGCAGCTACATCAGCCCAGTCGTAATTAGCTAATACTGGAGCGGCTGTTTGGTATCTTTTAGTATATGGCATTATGAAACAGCCCCCATTATCTTTCTTGTTGCAACTTCTTTTAATTTTTTTATAGCCCTCAAATAAACATCTGTGTTAATATCTAGAATAGTTTGAGCTGATGCAAGACTATATCCATCAGTGTCATAAGTAATAATGGCTAATGATGTAAGACAAGAACATGCAGCACTTAACATTCCTTTATAATTAGCTCCAATAAGTGCAATATCAGTAACCCAATCATAGCCTGTTTCGGCATTTATTACTCCCTCAGCTTCTTCAATTAATAAAAGAATAGTCGCTGCTGTCGCTACAAGGGTTGCATTTGCATTTATTCCTGCCTTTTGAATAGCCATAGCTGAGGTGCATAGTGTTGCTACCATCCTAAACCCAGTGAATCTCAGTATTTATATTTATGTCTTTTAGTAACCAGAGAGCTCTCATCACTGCTTCGGCAATATGGTTTCTTTTTCCACCTATCTTCTTGGTTTTGTTGTCATTCTGAATACTCATTAATGAGGCTCTAATCTCTGGGTCATCAAATAACTCTAGTTCTCCTCTATCTCCCATCATTTGCATATTAATATACATAGCCTCTTTATAGAGCTTACCAGTTTTCCCATCACTATCAATTACCATCTTAGCATTATTAAGAGCCACAGCTTTTCTTCTAGTTTGAGGTAATCTTAATAAATGAGGAACTATCCCTGCACCCATTCCCCCAGAATCAACCCCTATACCTCCATTAAAATTAAAGGTCTTATCTAACTCTATTATTTTATCTTCTGTTTCTGTTGGCTCTGTCTTCTTGGTTGTGTCGTGATAGAATTGCCTTACTATATCTCTCCTAACCAAACCATCAAACGCAGAGATGTCTCGTCCCATTCCTCCAACATCAACTCCCAACGCTTTCTTGCCTTCTATGTTTGGAATTTCTTTTATTTTACAAACCTTATCTATCCATTCTTTAGAGAAAGTTCTATTTATATCACTTAAGAATTTTCCAAGATACTCATTGCCATAATCTATCTCACTCATGTCTGCTTTTTCTTCTGTAAGGATTCTCTTAGCCCCTTCTCTCTGTTTTAATGTCCAACTATCGCATATAGGTCTTTTAAATAAAACCTCCTCGCTGTTCTTATACCATACTTTAAATCTTGCGTTTTTATCGTTTTTATTATATGCTTTATCAAATTGTTCATAAAAATAGCCTTCATCTGTTGAGGGAGTTCCCCACATCCATATCTCTCCGTCATTTGTTGAAATAATAGGTCTTGCAGCCTTCCACATCATATCTGGTTGCCAAGGAGCTTCATCAACTCCCAAAATATCTCCATCAAACCCTCTTACCGCGTTTCCTGTGTTTCCAACAGGTCTAACCCTCATTACAGAGCCATTTCGCAACTCAATTAACCCTATTTGTTGTGTTTTGATTAATTTCTTATGACTTCTCATTAAATGCTCAATAGCTACATTAATACAGATTTTAGCTTGGTCTTCTGTTAAAGAAATGAATACAATCTTAACTCCAGGCTCTGAAACCATCCTTTCAGCAGCTTTTATAGAAAATATCTCTGTTCCTCCTATTCTTCTCCCTTTACATAGAATTATATCGCCTTTATAGTCTAATATCTCTTGTTGCCAAGCATCATACTGAATTTCCATGACACTCCTTACAAATAGTTTCCAAATGAGTAGGGTCACAAAGTAATTCCTTTTGTATTGCGTCCACCATTTCATCCCATTCAATCCCCATTGTATGATGAACTTCAACCTTACACTCTTTTCCTTTTGCAACACTTTTCTTTTTCCCACAATGCTGACAGGTATAACAATCTCTCTTCAATGTTGCAGCTCTCTCTTTAGATCGTAGCCACAGCTTCCCTCTAAGAACACTAACTATTGCTGACTTTGTTGTCCGTTCACCCATAAGTCCTCGTCTATTCGTTTAATTTGTTTTGCTTGAATTAAAACAGCTATGTATTCTTTAATCGTCCTTGCACTTATTCCCTCTTTATAAGAAAACTCATTTATCAATTTCTTTTCATTACAGGAAACGCAACGTTGAACTAATCTAAACAACAGCGTTAATCTTTCACTTCTTTTTACCATTTTATTTCCGGAGATATAAGGTGTCTTAACTCTTTGCTCGCGCTCAAGTATCATCTTTTTACAGGGGACACCAAACCTCTTATAATGTGTGTGTCTTATACTATATAAATGTATTGCTTTAATTATTATAAAAATTAGAATTTTAGGAGCTGAGCGTAGGGACAGATTATAGTAGCGCACTGCCCACTACTGTTAAGTAATATTGGCTACTATCCCCTCGGCATTTCAGCCCAAAGTGAGTTCTAATTCAAACCCTTATTGTATTTAAGTAATATATACGCACATAATGCATTATCATTACACCTAATAATTATCCACTTGACTTCATAATCTTTATAACATGGATAACTTTGACAGGCAAGACAGTATGAAGCCAACCGTTAGAAAGGATCTGTCTTACCATAGAGTTAATTAATTAATGTTCTTTATATATTGTTAGTTTCACTTATTAGTAATAATATTTAAAAAATTTGTCTGAGGTCCTACGTCCTTACGTTACAGATATTTTTCAACGTCGGAAAGAGAATATTAATTGTGGACACTAGCGGCGACTATAATGTGTTACTACTATATAGTAGATACATATACACCATTGGGCGAAGCAGACACCCAACTATACCCCTATGCACTAAGGTCTACTAAGTGAACACCCCAAGACCAAAAAAGTTATTCGGTTAAGCGATTAACTCCAAGACCTCACGCCTTATACTCCGTGTTACTACTATATAGTCATAAATACACACAAGCAGACCATATTAAAAGAGGTGTTCTCACTACTCCGGTCCAAAGTGTCCTCGTTAAGTCCAAAGTGGCTAACTACCCCCCCCAGTAGCTGTAAGGTCAGTCATAAGGTGCTAAAAGGTTCGCACAAGTAGTGTAATCCCGAGTAGAACAATAATTACTCTATGTAGAAGTCTGCGGACTTCTAAAGCTATGTATATATTTAAATCTTTCTACGAGGGATGTCATACTGCGGTATTCCGTAGTCGTGTTAAAAAGAAATAGAAGGGTAGCAATTAAGCCCCCTCATTTGACTTAGTTAAAAGCTTCTTGTGCTTGTTTAACCAAATCTACTGCTATCTTCATTGCGTCAGTCATTGTTTCTTCACAATCAGTTCTCCATATAGCAACGAACACTTCAACAGCTAAACCAACTGGGTCCTTAACAGGTATTGCATTACCTTGTTTACCTATTAAGGGAGTTTTAGGCGCATTAACAATAGGCTCTGCCTTAGTCATAGGTTGTTCAGCTTCTTTCATAGCTCTTATATTCAAGAAGTTCCCTGTAGCCTTAACAACAACTTGACAATTCTGTGTTTTCATATTCAACATACGACCAGCCACTTCTTCATCCCATACAGACATCTTTCGTCCGTCTTGAGTTACAACACTCCAAAACGTAACCTTATCAGGCCTATGAATCGGGTTGATTTCTGTTACCACTATATCCTCATACATTTCTTCACTCATTTTTCCAAGTAAAAGAGAATTTTTTGTAGTCATCACTATAATACTCTACTGCGGCAGCGTCTGCTTGTAGAAGTTTTGCTATTTTTAACAATTCTTTTAAAATTTCAATTTTCATCTTCACACCCCCTTTTTTCCAAAGTTAAATAATATTCTAAAATATCTGAACTAACTCCCCTTATTTTTTCATTTCCTTTGTTACTTTTCATTAATTCATCTTTCATCTTTTGACCGCCTTTCCTCACTAATAATGTCATTTGCGTCCATAACCTTAAGAGCCATTTTCTCGTCCTCAAATTCCCTCTCTAGTATTAAATCCTCTTGAGCCTTAGTTAACTTAAAAGTCATAGAATTCAAGCCTCCTGCTTAGTCTGTCCATATAAGATATAAGTGTCTCGTTCTTGATAGCTGGGAAATACTTACGAAGCCTTAACCAAGTTGACATTTTACAATTAAAGGTTTTCCTCTTGTATGTTCTGTGTTGTTCAACCATTTAATTGGTTTTCAAAATTTAGTTGTAATTCTTCATTATAGGTTTCTATATAATTCATATCTGACTCAGACAAGCTAAGGGTTAATTTAAAACCACCCTTATCAAAATCTCTAATATCTATATCCATAATAAACCTTAGGAAACCTTGTTTATAAATGTATCTATTCCTTAGGTAGTAGTTTCAAAGTTGCTTCTATTTGTTCAATTCTTTTTAGAAACATTGCTTTTTCATCTTCTAACTCGCCGACGTTGATTTCAGTTTCATTGACTTCAAAGAGTTTACCATCTATTAATTTAATTACCATTATGTAGCTTCTCCTAATTTGTCAGATAAATATTTTATAACCATTCCTTCAACAACGAATTCTCCAGTTATTTCTGCTGTTGTTGCTGCTATTCTTCTTATTCTAATCCCTAAAGGTTGTCCTGCACTTACTGCAATAGCTGAGGCATCTAAAGTAAAACAAACTAAAAAAGAGGTATATTGTGCTGCTGTCCCAGTGTCTGTTTCTGTTGTATAATCATTTGTAGTAATAGGCACAACTTCATTTGTAACAGGGTCGTAATATTCAACACTAACTTGGAAATTAAATTTCTTATCTGTGTTAGCTGTATCTAACCATCCAGCAATACAAACAACTGGGTCTGCTGTTCCGTCCCAGTCTAAAGGTATACAATTACAGGTAAATAGTTCTTCATCATCAGTATTGTAAACAGGCATACTCCAGCCAAAGAATACTCCACGATTAACTAGTGTTGGTTTTCCTTGCCCTGTTATTCGAGCATAATTAAAAGTGAATGTTTTAGTTTTGTAAACTTTAGCTGTTCCTGTGAGTGTTAGTTCCCCATCAGTTGCAAATGACGCATAGTTTGTATTATCATCTCCTAGTTTAGTATCACCTACGACTTGTAGTTTTGTATCGGGTGTTGCTGTTCCCATTCCCACCCTATCATTATTTCCATTAACATATAAGGCATATTTTTCATTGTTTCCTGAAACTATAAAATCGCTGTCTGCTTCTACATCATTAATCCAAACAATACCTGTTCCATATTCGTTTGAGTGTATTTTAATATCCCCATAAACTGAAGAAAAACTTACATCATCATTAGGTGCTACACCACCACCCCTTATTCCCGCTACACCATAAATTACTCTATAAGGCATATCAATTCTTCCATCAACACTTATCCCAAATGGTCCTGCTTTTGTATTAACTAAAAACATTCTTGTTTTATAATTTTCATAGTTTTCATTTAAAGCTGTTATTCCAAAATAAGCTGATTGAGTTATTTTTGCATTGTCTGCAATATTTGTTCTATAACTTCCCCCTTGTTTGGGCCATGTGATATCATCAAAGGTTGTTGCTGTTTTACTTCCATAATAAAAATCCGCACTCCCAAATATTGCACAAAATCCTTTATCTTTAAACCCTGTTGTATCATCAACAGTAATAGAACTTGGCGTATTTATTCCGCTTGAATATCTCGTTGCTTGATTTACATTAGTATCTGCAATATCATTTGGATTAACAACAGAATTATAAAAACCATCATCAACATCAATAGATTTTAAATTTATTACATCATCAGCATTTGTTCCACTTGTATATAAATATGTTGTTGGTAAATTTAAAGCAGTAATAAGGTCATCAACATATTTTTTATTAGTTATATCAGAATCATTAACAGGGGTGTGTTCTATAGTTCCTTGCTTTGTAGCTATAGTTTTTCTTACAGGAGCATCATCAAGAATGCCTTTAGATTTTTGAGATAATGGTTGAGCTACATTCTTTGGAAAGCTACGAATTAAGGGATTATTCTTCCCCATTTTTAAGCCTTCCCACAACTCTCTGTTAAGAACTCTTTAGAAAAATCAACAACTCTATCTGCTACAACTAACCCACTTTTATCTTTCAAAGCATGAGCTTCTTCACAAGTTATTTTACTACCTTTGTTATAATAATATTGGTTAGTTGTCATTAGTCGCCCCTCACAATAGTAGTCCTTAGAACATTTCCGTCAAGAATAGAATTAATTTTTTCAGCAGCATGACCAGTTACATTAGCAGCTAATTGGTAGCTATGGTCTGATACTAACCCACCATAATAAGCATCTCCTGTTAATGAACCATTGTCTTCTCCACTTCCATCATCAGTTGTACCATCACTTTCCATAGTAATATCAAATACTCTAGCAGTTTCTATATCTGTTGCTCTATCAACATCTCCTAAAGTTGCAACTTGAGTTTGTCCTTTAGCTTCTTTTAAAATTTCATCTGCTGTTAAAGCAATATTAAAATATTTAACTCGTCCTATTGCTCCTGTGAAATCCTGAATGTGGGTGGCATTAGTTTCTTTAACTCCAATAGCAAATTTATCAACATTAGTTAATTTTCCGTACCAGTCTGTTAGGTCTGTTGATGTGCTGTCTGTCATAGCTACAGCTTTTCCATTAATATAAAGAATAGGTCTTGTTCCATTTTGAACTACTGCGACATGAGTCCAGGTCCTAGCTGGGATTCTTGCAGTTGCAGCTAAGACATCAAATTGTTCGGCTCCACCATGATATAATATTACTCTTAACCTTCCTACACTATCCATAAAGAAATCTAAATATTCAGTTGCACTATTATTATCTCCTGCAGATAAAATTGTTTGGTCTCCAGAAATAGCATTAGCATATACCCAAGCAGTATAAGTTCCAACCGTATCACCTGCAGCAACTCTCGCAACTGCATGGGCATCTGCTAACATATAGTCATCTGTTCCATCATATATGTTTGCCTTCTCAGCATGAGTATCTTCATTAATAACAATTACATCGCCAGCTGCCATTTTAAGTAGTTGTAATTAACCCCCAATGTGTAGCGTTTGCTGTTCCGTCATAAACATCACAGATATTTAAAACTAAAGTAGTTGTATTCCAGATGATAGTTCCTAATTCTGCTACTAATAAATCTCTAGTAGTAGTGTCCATCTTAGGGATTATAAGAGCTTGAGGATGTAGAATCTCATTACTTGGCTGGTCTGGCATCTTTTGCCTCCTTGACCTTCTCTACCTTTGGTTTAGGTAATGTTTCAATGTATGCTAATGTTTCAGAATTATCTAAAAAAACTTTAGCTTCAAAATTTAACTTTCCACGAGCCAGTCTTCCTTCAACTGTCATATTTACTTCCTCGTATTTGTAATTTTACATATCTCGTTAGGAGCTTGTGATTGAAATACTCCCCTTTGCCAAGAATCAATCTGAGTGTATTTACCTGGTGTTACTGTTGTTGTGGTTTTCATTGGGCTTGCTTCTTTCCAAACCATTCCTTGTTTAGCTACTAGAACAAAAGCTGAGTCTACTGCAACCACTTCACTTACAACAATAGATAAGCCTAATAGACTTCCTTGCTGTCCGTTAGTCATTACTCCACTTGAATAAGTTGGATGATTTAATACTTTACTATTAGAGATTATGTTTGTATAGTCTTGACCATTAACAACAAGCTTACCACTTCCATTT